TCTTCTGCGACATCGACAGATTCCACGAACTCAGAGGACTCTTCCGAGACGCCGGCTGGCGATGCTTCCGCACCCCTCTCATCTGGGTCAACCCAGGGGCGATACGCGCCCCGTGGCCAGAGCAAGGACCCATCCGAAAGTACCAGTGCATCCTATTCGCTATCAAAGGAGGCAGGCCGGTAACCCGCCTGTATGGAGATGTTCTCACTTTCCCTTCAGATCCAAACCTTGGGCACCCAGCACAAAAGCCAGTCGCGCTTTACGACGACCTGCTACGGAGATCTATCGCACCTGGTGACACTGTACTCGATCCGTTTTGCGGGAGTGGAACTGTGTTTCTGGCGGCTCACGGTCTCAAATGTCGCGCTACCGGAATTGAAATGGACGAAGCTGCCTACGGTGTCGCCGCCAAGCGATTGAAGAGTCTCGAGCCTCCGCCCAAGCCTCTCAAGTATCCCGACCCCTATCCCTCTCCAAGCGTGAGTGCCCAGTAATGGGCGCTCTAGAAATCTTGGAACGGTGCGAGCCCGTTCCGGAATCAGGTTGTTTCATTTGGCCAGGAGCCAACAGCAGAGGACATGGTATGCTGTCCGGAGGGAGGTACACACACAGAGTAGTCTACGAACACTTCTACGGTCCTATACCCAAAGGATACGAAATAGGACATAAGTGTGATGTGGCTTCATGCTGCCGACCCGAGCATCTAGAGGCAATAACTAGGTCTCAGAACGTGAGAGATGCCCTCGCTCGGAAAAGATATAAGCGAGGCAGATACTCCACAGAGGATGTTATCGCTCTACGTGCTGGTACAATGTCCCAGAGAGAATTCGCACGTAAGTACGGACTCAGCCGAAAGACAGCCTACAATATTCTACTGGGATGGAACGCTGCATGGCGATCATAGTACCTCCAGAGGGTCCACCGAACGCCAGGATATTTATTGTAGGGGAAGCACCAGGATTTGAGGAGGAACAGCAGGGCCGTCCCTTCGTCGGCGCTTCAGGAAACGAGCTAAATCGGATGCTCCACGAAGCAGGGATTTCTCGTACGGAATGCTTTGTTAGTAATCTCTGCAAGGAACGTCCCCCGAGGAACGACATCAGCCTCTGGCTGCGCAGCAGCCTGAAGTTCTCCACCAAGCCGACCAAAGAGGATGAGCGCCGTCGGGCTGCCGGCGTTGAGCCCAGGAACTTCGTCCGCCTCCGCGACAACCTCGTAGACCCCCGCGTTCAGTCCGGCTTCAATCTACTAAAAAAGGAGATCTCCCTTGTCAATCCTGCGATCATTATCACAGTGGGTAACACGAGCATGTGGGCGCTCACCGGCCGATGGGGAATCACCAAGTGGCGCGGCTCCATGCTTCACACCGACTTTGATTCTTCCACCTCTCCCACTAAGTGCATCCCCACCTACCATCCAGCAGCAGTTCTCCGCCAATGGAGTTGGAGAGCTATTACGGTCAACGACCTTCGCCGTGCCGCAAGGTTCCGAAACGGAGTTCCTTATCCGACCCCAGAACGCCGATTCATCCTCCGGCCTAATTTCAGTCAAGTTGAAAATATCCTTCGGCTCTTGGTTAGCAGAGCCGACCTTCAGCCTGAGGGTCTTAGACTCTCCTTCGATCTCGAAACTCGTGCAGGACATATTGCTTGCGCAGGAATCAGCTGGACTTATTTTGATGCAATCTGCATCCCTTTCATGTGCAGGGAGCGAGGGGACGGATATTGGAACCTGGACGAAGAAGTCAGTATTATCCGACTCCTCCATTCCCTCCTCACCCACCCTCGAGTCAGGGTTGTAGGGCAAAATCTGCTGTATGATTGCCAGTACACCTGGCGGTGGTGGCACTTCGTCCCTCGAGTCGAGCAAGATACAATGATCTCCCAGCACGCGATCTTCTCTGACATGCCCAAGGCTCTCGCCTTCCAGGCTTCCATGTACTGTAACCATTACGTGTTCTGGAAGGATGAGGGGAAGGATTGGGAGAAGAATATGAGGGAGGATGAGCTGTGGCATTACAATTGCCTGGACTGTGTATATACAGATGAGGTGGGTCAGGTTGAGCTGGAGACGGTGGAGAAGATGAAGCTCCAGAACGTCCACAGCTTCCAACAGTCGATGTTCTGGCCCGTGCTGCAGGCGATGCAGAGGGGAGTGCGGATCGACACTCGCCGGCGGGACGACTTGATCCTCGAGGTCCAGATGGAGATCGACCGAAGGATGGACTTCATCCGCTTCCTCCTCGGCCACGACCTCAACCCTGATTCCCCCAAGCAGATGCACGCCCTCTTCTACGGCGACTTCCAGATGCCTGTCCAGAAGAAGCGGGGGAAGCCCGGCGAACCCCCTCGACCCACCTGCGACGACACTGCCCTCAACAAGCTAGCCCGAGTCGAGCCCCTTCTCAAGCCCCTCATCAACTCCATCCTCGACATCCGCACCCTCAGCAAGTTCCTCAGCAATTTCCTGTGTCGCGCCCTGGACAACGACGGCAGGATGCGCTGTTCGTTCAACATCGGCGGATCAGAGGGCGGCAAGTCAGCCCCGAAGACCTACCGCCTCTCCAGCTCGGAGAGTGCCTTCGGCACTGGCAGCAATCTCCAGAACATTCCCTCGGAGAAATCCAAGAGCGTGGGCAAGGCCGCTGCGCGAGGCAAGATCGAGGGCATCGGCGATCCCTACCAGTTCCCCAACATCCGGGAGATCTTCATCCCCGATCCTGGCTTCACCTGGTTCGACCTCGACCTCGAGCGAGCCGATCTCTACATCGTCGTATGGGAGGCGAATGATGAACAGCTCAAATCAGCCCTCAGAATGGGTGTTGACGTACACCTGCTTAACGCCTTCGTTATCAGCGGAAGGGAACCTCCTCCCTGGGAAGAGCTTGTCGAATCCCACCCCCGCTACCCCGACCACCGAGGCCGCAACAAGCACCTCAGAGAGTTCGCCAAAGTCTTCTGCCACGGAACCAATTACGGAGGATCTGCTCACACGATGGCTGCTCATATTGGAAGGTCTGTGCACGAGACTGAAAGAGCCCAGGGACTGTGGTTCGGTGCGCACCCTGGAATCAAGCGGTGGCATGCTGAGGTTAACCGTCAGGTTCAGACCCGGCGCTACGTTGAAAACCGATTTGGATACAGATGGATTATCTTCGATCGACCTGATAGCATTCTGCCTGAAGCTATAGCTTGGATACCCCAATCCACTGTTTCAGTCATCATCAACCGCATCTGGGAACGCATCTACCGTGAACTCCCTGAGGTCCAGATTCTTCTCCAGGTCCACGACTCCCTCCCTGGCCAAATCCCCACAAGACAAGTAAATACTCTCTTGCCAGCAATCCGCGAATGTGCTAAGATCCCGGTTCCATACGACGACTCGCTCATCATCCCTGTATCAATCAAAACCTCTGAGAGATCCTGGGGGCACTGCTAAACCCTAGGGGAGGGTGTGATGCTAAATGGAAGCGGAAGGAGAAACTTCGATGACTGGCTCACCGCGTACATCAAGTATGCTGGCTTTTCTGAGGCGCCACGAAGGATGCATTACTGGAGTGGAGTCTCTGCTATCGCTGGCGCACTTCGACGCCATGTCTGGCTTGACATGGGATACTTTAGATGGTTCCCCAATTTTTATATTATCTTGGTCGCTCCCCCCGGCGTCGTCTCCAAGTCCACCACAGCTAATATTGCTATGTCACTCCTGCGGCGCGTCCCTGGTGTTAACTTTGGACCCGAAGCCGTCACCTGGCAAGCCCTAGTGGATTCGTTCGAAGCCTCTACCGAGTCTTTTCAAATCGAAGACACCCACTACATCCAGTCCGCGATGACTATCGAATCTGCCGAGTTCGGCAACCTCATCGACCCCTCTAACCGTGAACAAATAGACTTCCTGGTGAGCCTTTGGGATTCCAAGATCGGCTCTTTCCAGAAGGTAACGAAAGGATCTGGGACGAACAATGTGGAGAACCCCTTTATCAATCTTATTGCTTGCACTACTCCTGCTTGGATTGCTGGTAATTTTCCTGAGTACGTCATTGGTGGAGGCTTTACTTCGCGCTGCCTCTTCGTGTATGCGGATCAGAAGGAGAAATACATAGCCTATCCTTCTCGCCACATGCCGAAGGAGATGGCAGAGGTCCAGCTCTCCCTCATCCAGGACCTCGAGAGGATCGCCACCCAGCTCGTTGGTCCCTATGCACTCGACCAATCAGCAGTTGAATGGGGAGAGCTCTGGTACGCCACCCACTGGCAGAACAAGCCAGACGAGCTGGACGATGACAGATTCTCCGGATACCTCGCTCGCAAGCAGACTCACATCCATAAGACCGCCATGTGCATTGCTGCTTCAGTTCACGATGATATGGTTATCAGCCAGGGAGATCTGGAGAAAGCGAACGAGGCCGTCTCCGATCTTGAGCGCGACATGGTGAAGGTCTTCGCCCGGATCGGCCGCACTCAAACCTCCGTCCAAGCCGAGCGCCTCATCCGATTCATCCAAAAGAGAGGCCGCGTCCCCTACTCCGCGGCCTATCAATTCATCCACTCGGCCTTCCCTTCCGCTCGCAATTTTGAAGATGTCGTAGCGGGGGCGAGAAACGCTGGCTACATTCAAGTCGTAGCTAGCGAGAATGGCTTTGATTTGGTTGCTGTTAGAACTTCATGATCGCATTATACGTGACGTAATGTGGGCATATTATTCGGCCGTCAGGCGCCGCTGAGAGCCAAGTCATATCCGAAGTTCCTCGGTCCCAGCAACAGAACCCGCGGCGTACCCACTGCCCCTGGCCCTTCCATCGCCATGTTAAGGTTGAAAGACCGCGGTAAGGCTAGGAGCAGAAGGCGGAGCGAGCTGGCTGGGCGGAACCGACACCGAAGCAGTCCCCACCGGGCTCACGTTGCCGTGAGTATCAGTGACGATCGCGCTGTAATTGTCAGTAGAGCCCATATCCGGGCTGGTGTCGGTGAACGTCAGCGGCCCAGTGATGGGCGCGTTGAAGGTCTGGATCACCGAACTAGCCCCTGCATCGACAGCCTTCGAGAGAGTGATGCTCTGAATATCGCTGAGCGCCAGAGCAGTGTTGTCCGTCCGAGTGGACGGCGGCGTGATTGTTACCAGATTGCTTGCCACTTTACCCTCCAATATAAAAAGAGCCTTGAGTTTAGGTGCTGACGGGTCCGCCAGCATCTCTGTGACATCCAACTTACCTTCGAATCGTATCTTGAATCTAGCCATATTACTTCAGAACCAGCGACGTGCCGCCGACCATATCCAGCAGCCACAGCAACAGAATAACCCCCACCACCACGTACGCTATTGTCTTAACCACAGGGGGGATACCGGGAATCTGCCCGACACCCCAAAGTATCAAACCAACTATCGCAACCAGAATCAAAAACACAAGCAGCGTGTGAACCATAACCTACCTCCTCCCGACCATGAAACCAGTGCGGAACGCTAGGTCTATTCTCATCCGCCTTATTGTAATCTATAATCGAGCAACAACTTATCAGCAAAAGAGTGCATGTTATTGTATAGAATTTCTTCATGCTCCAAATATTCCCAAGCCCTTGAGCGCAACGATGATAGAGGCTACCGCCTTGTTGGTGTTGCTGTTTGCGCCGCCGGCATCAGTGATGTTGTAGCTGGCTATAACAGCATTGCCGACCGGCGTCCCCCAGCCAGTTGTCAGCGCCGGCAGTCCTGCGAAGGGCGTAGTACAGGTATTGTAGTTCGGGCCAACCTGAATGGTGCTCGCAGTATTCACCACCATATAAAGGCCTCTGTCGGCAACATGGGTGTCGAGGCCAGGGTTCACCAGAGTAACCGAGACTCCACTCACTACTCCTGTGTTATACCCAGCGTCGAACCTCACACAGGCGCAGACATTCGTAGGATCATGCGGATCTACAATGTTGCCACCAGCCAGGGTCAGCCCGTAGTTATCATGATAGAAGACAACTCCATTAGAATAGCAATCGAGCGCCGTAGGCGCTATCACCTGCAGCCCGTTGGTGTAATAGAATACGAATCCACCAGAGGTACTTGCACCGGGAACGCCACACTGGATAACTGTATCTCCGATCGACGAGCATCCTGCCGCCGCTTCGATCGGCGTTCCAGTTACTGTACCCGCCCCCACAACACTCACCCCATAGCCGCCTCCACCCGCCGAGCCGGTGATCTGATTCCCCACCGACTTGCAATTCTGCGGCGCCCAAACATAGTTCCCGGCGATGTTCTTCGACGGCCCCATCGCTACGCCATACTTACAGTTTTCAATTATGTTCGCTTCAAAAAGGAGTTCCTCTCCAGCATGCGTGCCGAGCGCATCCCAGATGGTGTTGTTCTTCACCGTCATTCCTACGACTTTACAGTTCTTTGTTCGGGGTACCACCGCCAGGTTGTCCGATATATCTGTCCGCCTGGTGAGGCTCACTCCGTAGGTGTTGCCGCTCGTGCCTGGACTTACAGTATCAATGATACCTCCGATAATCTCACAGTCGAGACCAGAGGCAAGCAGGATGGCGGCGTAGCCGATATTCAGAAACTTGCAGTTGATGATATGGAAGCGCTGTCCCCACTCACTGTAGAGCCCGTAGGAACCGACATCATGCAGGTAACAATCAACCAGATACAGATCACTCACCCTCGCCCCCACAGCCGTCCCACTCGCAGTGATGAGTGTCTCTCCTCCCACATAGCTCGAGTTGCCCCTGCCATATATCTCCACTCCGCGTAGCTCACAACCAGTTCCAGTGATAGTCAGAAAGCTCGTTCCATTAACAGCAGTCCTCAGGATGACACCATAGAGCAGGGCTGCGACGTTAGCATTGGCGATAGTGATAGTTGTCGTGCCACAATAATAGGTGGCGTTGGAGATGCCTGTAACGAGGGCTCCTGAGTTGAAGGCTTTCTGAATCGCCGCGCTATCATCCGCTACATTATCGCCCACCGCTCCGTAGCGATTGAAGTGTCCCGGCGGATAGGCATAATTCGAAGGAGTTATGCCTGCTGCCAACTCCGCCGGCGTCTGCGGCATGGTTATGGAGGTGATCCCAGCCTGAGTGAATTGCGTAGAGAGAAACGAATTAAATGTGCTAGTCGGCAACCCTCCTAGATTGGAGAGTGCAGTACTTGCGTTCCGTGCATCTGTTCCTCCATTGGAGATTTCCAGCGGCGCATCCGAGGTAAGCGCCGTTCGCGCCGCCGGCTTGGTCGTCACGCTATCAAACACATTATTCGCCAGCGCATCCAGCTGATTCAGCCACGCCGCCGGCATCGCTGGCCCCACCTTATCCACATAGTTCTTCGGTACATAGCTCACGGCAGGGTCTCCATAAGTTGTGTCTTCCCCGGAATCGAGCACCCCGGCATCGCATAGCCAGGAATCGCCGACGTCCCATTCAGATCACAGATTTCAACATAGGTCTCCCCCGGATATTGCGGATAGGGAATAGCCATCTCCGGCGCCCGGAGGCTGTGCACGAAGTCCTGCGGATGCCTCTCCTCATCACACCGAGGATGTCTCCAGAGGCCTTGCCAATTCCTGACCGCCTCACTGAACTTCAGCTTCGTACCACATATAGAGCAGATGATATTCCAGTCGCCAGGCGACCAGCGGTCTGCCGGCCCGGGACTAGGCGGCGCGCCCATACTTCATTCCCCTGCAATACCCATGCCTCTGCAGCATCGGCAGTTCGGCCTCGAGTGCCTCTCCTATATCCGTGCGGAACATCAGATTCGAAGGTATATGCAGTCCCCAGGCCACCGCATAGGCTGCCTGGGCTGCCTCTTGAACAGTATCTCCTGTCCCAGTCACCACTAGAGGGTAGTTGCCGGCGGTACAAACGTGCTTAACCTCTTCCACCTGATCTCCAACCAGCATAGATACTTTCCCCTCCATCGCTTCCTGCCAATGCAGATTCCTCTCCACCCTGCTCGTAACACCGTAGATGGGGTAGCCTGCCCAAGTCCCGAGCGCATCCTTGGCCCTCGCGTCCCCTCCCCTTGGGAAGTCCCCATGTACCAGGCAGACTCCCACCGCAATCTGAGTGGAAGGCCTAAACGTATCCTTCCCTGCGAGGAGATCCGCCATCCACTCAATCGGCTCCTCGATAAGCGCCTGGCGGATACAGAAATCTGGCCATCCAAGCCGCAGGGTGAACTCCAGCGGCCAGGTTCGCCCCTTCTTATCCACAATGCAGTTGATATTACAGTCGCCCACATAGTTGACCTGATGGAGATAGTCGGTTAAGGGATCGAGCACCATGTCGAATAGCTTGCTGCGAGGAACGTGCCGGATAACCGTCCCCATCTCCCCAGTATTCTCACCGAGGTCGTCGTTGAGGAACTTCTTGAATTCAAAGCTCTCCTCCACCATCTCACACCACCCTCCAGGACCGAACATCCCAGAGATCCCTACTTCTACTCCTTCCACCTTCTGCTGCATCATCAGCTGTCCCTTAAACCTCCCCTCCTTCTCCCAGCGGGAGATGGTGAAGATTGCATCATCCACGTCCCGAGAGACGTAGGTCATAGCCTTGTCGCACTCCCCTCCCCAGGGCTTCATCACCCAGGCTGTGCCGCTGTCCTTCACCACCTTCAGCGCTTCCTTCGCACTGGAGACAACCTGGTAGGGGATCGTCTCTATTCCACACTCTTCCAGCACCTCCTGCCCCTTGGCGCGGTCGCACTCAAGCTGGGCCGCCTTCGGGTTGCAGCCAAATATCGGATAGCCCTTCCCAAACCAATCGCCCAGCTCATCCATAGAGTCGGCATTTCCTGTAAGCACCACAAGGTCGGCCCAGTCCATTGATCGTTTCCACTCCTGTACCTTATCCACCATGCCGTCGCCATAGGGACGGACGCCGCCCAGGCCTTTGAAAGGAGGAAGCCAATAGCGAACTTCATGATCCGCGTCAAGAGCACGAACCGCAAGATCAAGGCCACTGGCTTCCCCCGCATTATCCAGCACCAGTACCTTCATTTTTGTGGCTCTCTTTCTTCTGGCGGAATATAGGAACGCTGGACCTTCTTCGCGGCGTGCGGCAGATACAGATCTCTCTCTTCGGGACTCATTCTATCCAGCAGGGCTCGCTGCTCCTCCGGCTCCCTTCCCAGGCTGATGAACTTCCTCACCGAGGGTGGCAGGGTCGAGTTGAGCGACTTAATCATCCTCACCTGATCCTTCGAGGTCAGGTCAAACTTCTCGCTCATCTGATCCAGCAGCTCCACATACTTATCATCCCCCGCCTGGTAGAGCTGCCGCAGCCTGGAGTACTCCTTGGAGTATTCAGCTTTTTCAAAGGAGGTCTCTTTAGGAGCTACCAGGCTGCGGTAGGATTCGTTGATCGCTGCTTCGGTTTTCGATTCACTCATATACTTGGGCTGGGGAGTAAAGCCGAGGGTGTTGAGGGCGGCGGCCTTCTCCTTCTTGCCGGTAAGGTTCTCCTGCGTTGCACGCATGGAGATGGGCTCTAGCTCGCTCAACGAATAGGCCAGTTGCTGTTCAACCTGAGTGACGAGATCAGCATTCTTATCTCGAACATGCTCCCCGAAGCTATTCATGCCGGTGGCCCACTCTCCCATCAGTCCCATCACTCCGGAGCCTTTGTTGAGAACCATCTTCGAGACGCCGGGGACCAGTCCCTCGTTCTGAACATGCTTGTACAGGGCGGCGAACTCTCGAGAGTAGAACATGGTGGTGACACGCTGAGGAGTGCCGTCCGGATTCGTCTCTCCCGTTCTGGGATTGATGTAGTCCATTCCGTGGGGCATCTCCCCCGTCATGGCCCAGGTCATGAGGCCTGCCATGCCGGCACCCAGACTCGTATACGAGCTTACGAAAAGCACCTTATCCAGATCACCCTTCCGTACCATCCCCAGCCGATCGCTGTTCCGAATGAACTGCCCCAGCTGCATCGCTCCCCCTCCATACTCCCGGAGGAAGCCCATCTGCCATCCCAGGGAGAGAGTGTTGAGGACGGCGATATCTTTAATCCAGCGCTGCCAGAATAGCTTGTTATAGGCCATCTCGCCATAGCGGTTCTCCACCGATTTGCCCAGCCGGCGCATCTGCACCAGTCTAGCGGCCTCATTCTCCGCCAGCTCGGGGTTGCGCTTCAGCAGACTCTCCGCATCCCGCAGGGCGGAGGCGGCCTTCAGCGCGGGTATCCACTGTTCGAAGATTGGATAGCTCATAGCGCTGAGCGTCGCCCAGGGCAGGTGCCAGGTGGCGCGGGTGAGGTCGCCGGCGACCCCGAGCGGTTTCATCTGCCTCGCATCCGCCATTGCATCTATCAGCGCATTCGAAAAATTCTTCCTCGCGTTCGTTCGGTAGATCGCTGACATCTCCGGCGTTATCCCCATCTCCATCAGCGTCTTGAGAGCTTGAGCGTCGGCATCCGACAGCGCTTCCTTCGGTATCTTCCCTGTGAACGCCTTCACCACTCGCCAGCCTCCTCTACCCAGTGGGATATTGATCGTCTCCATAATCGGGTTGAACCCCGAGGCCAGCATCTTCCCTGCCCAGCGCACCGGGTCGATCTCCCCCGAGAGCATCTCCGCCGACGCCCTCGTCATCCCTGTAGCCATGTCGATCCCTGCCACGTGGAGGGGATGGAACAGGCTGAGTGCCAGCCGTACCGGCACCATGGCGTTCTTCAGCGCCATTGCCCCGCGGAACCCTCTCCCCGTCAGTCCTTTCATCTCCCAGAGGCTCTTAGAGAACAGGGCGTTGCTCAGCACCTGATGCACATCATTATTCACCCAGAACATGTCGCCGGTGGGCGCTCTCACCTGGGTAGTTCCCGGCGGCTGGGTCGTCCCCTCCGTCCTCTTCACCTCCCAGTGAACCTTCCCCTCTGCGTCGGTCACCGGGATGAATTCCTCCTTCGCAGCGATCTTCCTCGTCGCCAGCCCGTGGCTCGCCAGATCATTCAGTATCCCCATCCTCATCTCAGCCGCCGCCGTGGCCTGATCCCTAACCAGCATGATCTCTTCCGGGTTATCGTACTTAGGCACGAACCCGGCATCTACAGCTTCCTTATACAGATCAAAAGTCCTCTCCTTGGTGAAGTCCGGGTCCAGCCACTTACTCCCATATTTCTTGGTAAAGTGCGCCGCCACCCCCTCTTGATCCTCAAAGGCGTGATAGATATAATGATCCCTCGGCTCGTAGTCGAACCCCTGCGCCTTATCCCTCTTCGCCAGATCCTTCACCCAGCTCTCGTATCTGTCAGAGATCGCCTGCATGAAGCGCTCTTTAAAGCTCCCACCCGTCTCATGCGTCTCCAGGAACTCTGCCACCTTATCCGGCCTCGCCCTCCAGAACCTCAACCGCTTGCGGGAGCCATAGGCAGCCTGAGCGAGCTTCTGCTCGTACTCAGTCAGCCGACTCGCAATCACCGCTCCCCCTAGCTTCGCCTCCCCGCTCAACGCCTCCGGATTCACCGCCCGGATCAGCTGCTGGATGGATATCTGCAAATCCGTCTTCGCCCTCTTCACCTCTCCCGGCTTGATCAGCCTCGTCGCCTCCAGCTCTCTCGAGGTAACCACCCCCTCCGCATCCTTCGCTACGATCGTCGCCCCGATCCAGTGCGGGGGAGGCTTCTCCGCTGAGTGCAGGGCCATCAACTGACTCCCCACCCGCATCGACTGATTCAGCAGCTGCAGCTCCTGCGGCTTGGCCAGACCCAGATGCTTCCCAATCATCAGTCCTAGCTGATTCAGCATGTTCTTAAACTTATAGGTCTTCGACGCGTACTTCTCCGAGTTCGCTAGGAACTCCTGGAACTGCGGGTTGGTGAACACCTCAGCTATAAACTCATAACGGAAGCCCATCCGATGGAAGGCCCTCTCTCCTACAGTGGGGGAGATTCGTCCTGCTTGATAAGATTTAGCTGTCTTTCCATACGCACGCAGGGCGTAAAAGTCATTCTCCCTTCCTGCCTTCTGTGCTCTAACATTCGCCTCGGCAATGATCTGATCTAGTTCCCTCAGCACCGGCCCCTGAGGATTCTTGATCGTATCCAGCACTTCCGTATCGAGCAAAGGCCTTCCCAGTCTAGCTTTCGCAGCGTCCAGTTCATTCCCTATCAACTTGTTCAGCATCCCTACTGTAACCGAGTGCACCGTTTCGTGGAGGAAGGTGGAGACCATATCGGACAAACCAGCTCGCATGCTAACCTTATTCTCTTCTATAGAGAAGCTCCCTGACGCATTCTTCATGTCCTTCTCGCCCTTGAAGACAACCGAAGTATTCCTATCAACATGCTTCGCCAGGGTGTCCATGAAGCTCTTCGCATAGCCCTCCGTCTTCGGAGCTAGGGTATCCATCAGCTGTCCAACAGTACTCACCTCTCCCGGCTTGACCTTGCTGAGGTCCTCTCCAAACTGCTGCGCATTCTTGAACCCGAGCGTCTTATCCACAGCCATCGACACAGGCCGCGGGTCAACAGGCTTCGGCTCTGGTCCTCCATGAACGGCTGCCTTCATATCCCGCTGCGCACCCCTGACCGCCGCCGCCTCCCTCGAGACCCTCGCCGCCGCCTCCCCTCCTGGACCCAGCGGCACAAACATCGTTCCCAGATCGTAGGCAAAGTCCAGCGCCTTGTTGGTACTGTCCAGAGCCTGCTTCACATCTCGCTTGTGGATGGCCCAGTCGATCCCCTTCTTCTTCGCCTCGTCCGGCGTGGCAGCCTGAGCCACGAGGTCGGCGGCGCGTTCGAGGTTCTGTTGCAGCGGCCTCACCAGCGCCGCCCTCCCTCCTTCCACGATCGGCGCAACCGCAATATTCAGCAGCGCCAGCGCCGTCTTCGGTCCGTGCAGGAGATCCGCCTCTGCCTCCGGATCAGTGAACTTCTCATTATAATCTTCTACCGCCTGTTTGAAGGCAGCCCTCGCCGCGTCCACTGTCGGCTGGGTCTCTCCCTTCAGCAGCGGCGACTCTGCAATCGCCCCAATCCTCCCCACTTCCCTCTCCAGCGTCATCCTCGCTGCCTGCTTCGCCAGATCCCCAACCGGCGCTAGCCTCTTGGCGAGGCTCGACCCCACCTCTTCCACCTTCTCCAGCAGACCCTTCTGCTCAGGCGGCTTCGGAAGCGCCGCCTGCATATCCGCCATGCTGATCCCCCTCTTCGCCGCCGGCTTCGCCGCGGGCGCAGGAGGCTTCCCTTCCGGGGGTGGAGGCGTCCCCAATGCCTCCTGCATATTCTCCATGCTAATCGGCATCAGTCCTCCTCACCGCCGCCGCCCTCACTCCCAAAGGTCGCATTCTCATCCGTCACATTCTCCAGCTCCTCCTTCGTATACCAGGTATCTCCAATCAGCACCATATCCGCCTTTGGTCCATTTGGATCCTTGGTGAGGGGCATATCCTTATAGATCATCCCCGGCTGGAACTTCCCACTCCCGGGGATCGGCTTTGGCTTATCCCAGGTGGTCCCCGGCAGCACCGGCGAGGCCTTCATCCCCGCATATACCCCTCCCTTCTCCGCATGCTGATAAGCCCGAGCCATCGCCTCATTCTTGGTGAGAGTAGGGTTCGCTCGCATGATAGCATAGCCATCATCCAGCACCCCTCTCGACCTAGCCCGGATATCAGCCTCATTCGCCCCCTCGTGATCCCTATCTGCCAGGTCGGTGATGATCTTCAGATCCCCCGCCTTCGCCGTCGTCACGCCCTCCTTCTTCAGTTTATCTAGCCGGGCCTCTTCCACCTTCATCCGTTCCCTCTCCAGAGGGATACGGGCGGTGTTCAGCCCCACGAGGGCTTGCTGGTTCTTCGCCGCCTGCTCTCTATAGTTGATCTCCGCCGCATCCTTCTGACTCAGCGCGGAGGACTTCAGCTGAGCGAACAGGCTCGGCGTCCACTGCTTCTGACTTATCTCAGCGAACTTCGGGTTCCTCGCCATCGCAGGATCTTCCGACATCATCATCGTCAGCGCTTGTCTCCACCCCTCCGGGGTATTCGGCACCGCATCCAGGGTGTTGACGAAGCGATCGATCTGCTGGGTCTGAATCCGATAGGCGCGGGAGTCAACCTGCGACTGCGTGCCCATCATCCGAGTGGCGGCGTTGAAGCCCTTAATGGCCTCATCATAATGGCCAGTAGCCTGGTCTATCTGAGCCAAGCGGATTAGATCGTTGGTGACGCTCGGCGTGTCTGTGCCAGTGGGCTGGAAGTTCTGCATCATGGCCAGCCGGCGCATGTCCATATTCAGGGAGATTCTATCCCTCTGCAGCTGCATCTTCTCCTCTTCCAGCTTGAGAGGTGCCTCCTGCAGCTGGAACTTCCCCATCTCGACCCTCTGCTGGCCGAGCTGAATCGCCTGGAGATCGAGCTGTTGTTGTGCAGCGCCTTCCGCAAATGAACCGAAGCCCGGCATACTAACCTCCGTAGATCGGCAAGCCGCCGACCGTCTGGCCCTTTATTCCCAGAGGGCTCGTCGAGCTGAACATCCCCGACTGCCACTGGCCGATCAGGTTGGTGAGCAGCGCCGAGATCGCTCCCTTGGTCGGCGCACCCTCACTCGTCCTGGCCTCCTGCCAGCCCCTGCTCCCACCCATCTGATTAATCCAGGGGGAGACAACCTTGTTGAAGAGCACATCCGGGGTAGCGTTGGCGGGGACGGTGCCCTGGCGAAGGGCGGAATTGATCTGCCCCATCATAGCATCCATGAAGCGAGTCTCTCCCATCCGGCCGAACTTCTGGTAGAAGGGCAGGCTCGATCCTCTGGCGTCGAAGATCCCTGCCAGCGTCTGGAAGTTCTGACTCGGCGTAGCCCCGAGTATCGCCGAGGGATTCTTGTTGTACGCGGCGGCATAGTTGTTCCAATAGGCATTCTCTGGATCCATCCTTCCCGGCCCGAAGGCGCTACTCAGTGCACCGACCGCCGCTCCAACACCAGCTCCAATGAGCGTTCCAACTCCGGGGATGACACTCCCGATTGCTGCGCCAGTAGACGCACCGCTGAGAGCATCAGCTCCAGTAGATCCTGATTGCCAGGTCTTGGCAAAGTTGTAGAGAGCGAGGGGGACGGCGGCGTAGCCAAGTGCGCCGGTGAGTTCTTTGGCAGCTGCTCCGGAAACAAGTCCCCCTGCATTGGCTCCGAGCACCCCCAGTTTCGCTGCGTTAACCCCTGCTTGTCCATAACCTGATACCCCTCCCGCCTTCAGCCCTTGGATGATTCCTAGAACATCTCCACCGACTTGCCCGCCTAGGCCTAGATTCTTAGCAACCGTCGGGTCGAGACCGGGGATCTTTGATGCTAGTCCGAGAGCGCTCGGCACTGCTGCCCCCGGTCTGCCCTGTGCTAGATCCAGTCCCACCCCCGCCAATGCACTTCCCGTCTGGAGCGCCGATCCGGTATTGAACCCTCCGGGGGTGGCGGCTTGCCCGCCAGCGCCTTTAAAACTAAACAACCCAGCGGTTAGATCGGCACCTCCCGCACCGCCCATGTCGGTGCTGACGAAATCGCCGCCTGGCTGACCTCCCCCTCCTCCCCAGCCGAGCCAATCGGGCTGGCCAGCTTGGATGCCGGTGTCGGGGATTCCTCCCCAGTTCGCATCTAGGTAAGGGGGAGGGGCGGGAGGCTGCCAGACCATCTGGGTAGGGTCGCCGATCGGAGGGATGCCGCCGTAGTCGGTGGGAGGGGCTCCAGGAGCACCCCCCGGCGCACCGCCTCCTCCCGAGCCAGGGAACATCTTGGAGAGCAGATTCAGGGTAGGGTTGAGGAACCCCATTGTGGAGGCTCCAACATCGTGCGCCGCGCCTCCCAGCGCCCCGCCGATCGCCCTCGGGTCCATCGGGCTTATATTAGCTCCTGCCAGACCCGACAGCATATTGAGTTCTTGCATCCTGTATTGGTCCGCAAGTCCTATCCCGTACTTCTCCAGCTCCATCATCTCCGCGCCCGATCCATAGCCTGGACCGCCCGGCGCTGCCGCCCCACGCTTAATTGCTTCCGTCCCCTGGCCCAGCATGAACTGATAACCAGGCAGCTGTGCGATTGAGCTAGGATCTTGCATCAGCCCCAACAGCTGCTGCCCATACCCTGGCCGGTACTGGGCGAAGGGATTGGTCTGCCCAACGTAGTTGCGGATGGTGCCCTGGTTCTGGATGCTATTAATCATCCCGTACAGGCCGCCCGCCGCGCCCAGGCCTGCTTGGATATCGCCCCAGATTCCAGGCGTCTGCCCCGTGGGCTGCTGCATGTATTGTGGAGGTACTGACATTTCTCTCCCCTAGGTCGCCGGCGTCTGGCTAACCAGCACCCCATTTACAAAGATCATCGACCCGCTGGTTCCACCGCCGGTCAGCGGCGCAGTGGTGATCGTTCCGCTAAACCGCGTAGGAGCCCACAGCTCGTTAAACCAGCTCCACCACCGCGTCGTAACTATTCCCTGTTTATCGGTTAGCGGCTCGCGGATGTTCGGCACTATGCTCATATCGTCCCTATATCCATCTGCAAATCCACCGTCTTGATCCGAAGGGCCGTCGGCGAAACGTGCCTGTAACGGTAAGCACGGCGAGTGAAGGTGCCCTCGTTCCGCATCTGTGGATTCTTCTTCCCCAGGTCAACCCGCCGGGGCTCGCTCCAGGAAGTGTAGTCGTCATCCGACCTACTCACATACAGCACACTGCCGGGGGTCTGGTCGGAGTGGAAGTACTTTCGGTGGAGAGTCTTTCGCCGGCGCGTACCAAAGTCAGCGTTCGGCGTGATTATCTCCACCGGCGCTACCACTCCATTATCAGTGGGGAACTCGTAGTCTCCTTCAAAGATATAAACCGTCGAGTCCATCTCCCCCTGGAGAACGTGCCTGAATTGATTATCATAAGCCATCGCCACTACCGGCCAGTGGTTGCCGGCGGAGTCTGTCCACTGATACCAGAGATTCTGGTCGATATCGTAGACAATAGTGAACCCACCGTTAAAGACCTTAAACGCCAGCCCGTAGAACCTGTGTCCACCATGCTTGAAGGTCCAGCTCGAAGTGACATTCGGGGTTGCCTGGATGGCATCCAGCAGGCGCTCGATCGCCGGCGTGGAGATGATATTCGTCTGCAGATTATCCACCCTCACCATCTGGGGCGAGACGGTATTATCTGAGGTAGCATAGATCAGAATATCATCAATAACCTGCGGCGTCCCATCTACCGCTCCGTAGGGGGAGATGGCCCCCGGCAGGGGAGAGAGCGGCGAACTGGGCGGAGGGTTGGTACCCGGGTCGTAGAACACCTCCATACTATTCGTCTTCAGCGCGATCACGTAGTTGAGCTGCTGGACGAGCTGCACCCCCACCCCATACCTCGCATTGGCGATCACTACGTTCAGGGCATTCCAGCTCGCAGGATTATTAAAGGCGCTGCCGAATATCTGCCCCTTCTCATCCATGAAGTAGATGGTCTGGTCGAGATAGGCCAGTCCCCTCACCGAACTCCCATGCGGCGGCAGACTCGCCTGTGTCCAACCTCCCGTTCCGGTCGTATAGTAAATGTTAGTGAGGCTGGCGAACACTAGGTGGTTTGGGGAAGCTTGATCTTCCACAAACGCATACATCCCTCCATTCGTACCTACCGCATCCAGCCCTCCATCCACTCCAAACAGCGTCCCATTCTTATACATGCTCGCGACAGGAGTAGGGAATCCCCCGCTGAATATCGAATAGGTATCCTTCCCTGCCGACGATCCGAAGGGATACATGCCGCGGCCCGTTCCCCTCGCCACACTATAGGACGAGGTATAGCCAATCCTCTTCTGCACCCACCACTCCTGCGTGTTCGGGTCCTTCTCCGCAAATGCATTCACCAGCCGGGCATCCTTCAGCCAGCTCTCCGAGCGGTTCGCCGGCTGCTGTACCAGCGGCCACCTCAGCGGCCGATCAACTGTGCTCCCGCCAGGACTCACCCTCTGTATCTCCTCCGATTAAACATCCTCTGATCCGGCTGCGGAATGATACTCGTCTCATGCTCCGCATCCCACTCCTCGAGCGCCTGGAGGAAGAACGCCGCCATGCTATCACACCGGCTGATAACCGCCTGGGGCTGCCCCTGAGCAATCTGCGCCGCCAGCCTCCATTCCAGACACATCGCCCACTCTATTGGAAAGTTCATCTCATCCGTCAGACTTACAAAATTCTGTACCTGATTCCTAAACACACAATGCAGCGTCCCCGTCGCCTCATTCACATCTGGGATCAGCCAGGTGTTCACATTCAGGGTATGCTGCTGGGGATCGACGAACACTTGGGTGATGGGTCCCTGCTGATTGGTGACGGAGAGCATATCCCACTGCTGACGGGAGATACGGAACACCGGCCGTCTGGTCCCGCCATTCGCAGTAGAGTACTGATAGTATTGGTCCTCTATCTGAATCGGCTTAACCATCACCACCGTTCCTGCAGGACCGAACGTATACAGATTCTGCCCTGCCACCAACGTCACTGGCACATCCTGTAGCAGCCACAGCCTAATTCCTCTAGTCTGGAGGAAATTAACCTCCTGGTTGAGGGTCCTCAGGTACTTCGCCGTCTCTTCACTCGTCGGATCATCTCCCTCCGGGATGAGACAGGCGCGCCACATAGCTCCGCAAATAATCGAATATGCAGTGTTTTCGGTTGTTGGAGTGGTCATTACTGCTTATCGAAGTCCAGGAGTACAACGAACCCCTTCGGACCTCCCCCCTGGTGATTGAAGCTCGACAAGTACATAAGACCGTCCCAGCCCTTCTCAACCCGGGGCGAGGGGAGGCCCTCATCAAAGCGAAGCCCATTCCGACTCTCCATCACTAACGCCAGGTCTTCCTCTCCCTCTGGCTTCCTCCACCAAAGGTACAATCCCATCTTCTCCTGAACGAGCCAGAGCGCCGAATCAAGGCGGAGTCCTTTCCATCCCTGATTCGGCGCCTGGATCTTGGCTGTGTTGATGATCGGAGTTGCCCCCAAGTCTCCCCTTACCAATCCTTTGATGAGAATAGAGAAATTCTTACGGCCGTCCTGC